GATTCTCGACAATTATTAGATAATAAAGTACATACTGATTTATCAATTGATGAACAATTGCCAATAAGAAATAAAATAATTGTTATTATAAATGATGCTTTACAGACCGCAGATCACGATTCAAACGAAAGTAAAAGACAACAAATATATAATTTAGGAATTAAAGAAGCTCTTACAGCATCAATAGAGCATATTAAGAGTGGAGTGAATTTATATGAATTAGCAGATTATTATAAAAAATTAGCATTTAAATACAAAAATATGTTAATTGATGAACCAGATACAGAAGAGTTAGAGTACCCACAAACACGATTCAAAGGAAGTGCTAGTGGGTTTTTTAATTTATACCAGCTAATTGAATATAAATTAGCTGAAGAAACGATGACAAAATATAAACAAAATCTCGTCCCAGTGGTGAGATAAAAAAGGAGTGCAAAAATGAAAGTGACGGAATCATATAGTAGCCAACCATTATTGAGACCAACAGAAAGATTTAAAAGTGTAGAAGAAAAGCTAGAGGAATTAAAACAAAACTTTTCTCACAATGCTGTGAAAGTAGATTTTTTAAGAAAGTCTGATGGATTTAATTATGTATTAGGTTATGTTGGCTTAACCGAAGATAATGCAGAATGGAGAATATGGAAATCTATTGGTAATATTTCTAAAAGTGATGAATATCTTCATACATTTAAAAATGCCGATGAAGCACGAGTAATGTTTAAATCGGTAATTGAAGAAGATTATACATCAAAGTCAATAGAAAAGGATCAAGTAGAAAAAGCAAGAAAAAAGAAAAAAAAGAAAAAAGATAATAATTTCGTATCTAAAGATAGTGACTATCCTGCGGCACAAGATAATTCTAGTGATGTTGAAGCAGCAAAAAATGCCGAGGAAAAAGGAACATTGGCAAAAGAATAATAATTTCCCAACAAGGAGGAACAACGATGAAAGTCTATCGCGCAAAAGATAATGGTAGTAAAGTTACCGTTCAACAATTTGACGGAGCTTGGAACTACAATGATAAAAAAGAGAAAAGTATTGAACAGTACGCTGGAGATGGTAGTTGGAAATGGCTTCATGGAGTAAAACTTATGGTTGATCCAGCTGGTTTAGTTATAAAAGGACCAGATATTTTTATTAGTAGAAAATATGATGATGTAAAAAATCTATCATATGCCGATACATTTACTGTAATGCGTTCAGTTGCAAGAGCAACTGGTGCAACTAATAAAGCTATTGAAATGCCAGAAGATAAAGAAGCAAAAGAAAAAGCATGGCAAGAAGCAGTTGATTTAATGGATACATTAATTGAAACTAGAAAGCAACATGAAAAAGATAAAACAAAGTATTTAACTCCAAGTAACGAATAAAGAAGGTGAAGCAATGAGTAAGTTTGAAGCATTTAAATGTTTAGTTTGCGGGAAGAAATTTAAAAAGCCAAAAGAAGAGTGGGTTAAACTTAATGAGGAATTAAAAAAAGTAAATGACCCTGATAAAGTAAAGAATAAAATTGAATGTCCACAATGTAGAAATACAAAATTACAGCATTTAGTTAAAAAGAATATTAATATATTTAAATCTTTATTTTCTTTTATAAATAAAATAATTGATTTAAATTTAAGTATGTTGGGTAATTTAGCTGCAAATACTTTGATTTTTATTAATAGACAAGTTGGTAGAAATATAGATATTGTAATTGAATATGTAATTGGATTTGTTGGCATATTAGTAGCTACTTATCTTACTAGTCAATATTTAAAAATAGATGTGTTGTGGAGTCTTGGAGTTGTATTTCTATTTTTCATAATTAAGAAACTATTAAAGTAAAGTATAGGCTAGGGTCGCTCCCGAAAAGAGACATTCTGAGTCTCCTGCCTAACTATAAAACCAGAAAATAACTACGGAGGTTATTAATATGCCAATTGGAGTATATAGAAAAACTAAAAAACATAAACAAAAAATCGGTAAAGCGAATAAAGGTAAAATTTCTTATAAAAAAGGAAGAACTTATGAAGAGATATATGGAAAAGAAAAAGCAAAACAAATAATTAAAAAAATAAGTAAAACGAAAATAAAATATTATAAAACTCATGATGCCCCTATGAAAGGTAAAAAGCATTCAGAAGAAACAAAAGAAAAATTTAGAAAAATAAAATTAGGAAAGAAAACTGGAAGAAAACCAATGTTAGGCAAAAGTCATTCTAAAAAAACTAAACAATTATTAAGTGAAAAATTTAAAGGGAGAACATTTTCTAAAGAAGCAAAAAAGAAAATGAGAATATCAGCAATCAAAAGGATAGAACGAAATCATGGCATTGCACATCCTAACTATAATTCTAAAGCATGTGAATTTTTCAAAACATACGATAAAAAACATAATACTAATGGACAATATGCAACTAATGGTGGGGAATATTATATAAAAGAACTCGGATACTATCCCGATTACATAAACTTTGATAAGAAAATAATTATAGAATATGATGAGAATTATCATAAAGGTCAAATTAAAAAAGATAAAGGGCGTCAAATGGAAATACAAAAATTATATCCAGATTTTGAATTTGTAAGAGTTAAAGAAAGTAAAGGAGTGTAAACATGGCATTTCGCGATGGATTTAATCAAACTATGAATAAAGCTTTTGGGCATTCACAAGTGTCTGCACGCCCATCTATTGTTACATCTGGAAGTTCAATGGAAAAGTCCATGCGAGCCTATTTACCTACATACCGTGATGATGCTCGATATGGACAACCACCAGAAGAAGGCTTTGAATACAAACTTAGAACTTCTTTATTGCGTAAAATGTATGAAAGAAATGTTGTTGTTCGTGCGGCAATAGATACTATTATTAATGAAGTTGTATCTGCAAAATTTGAAATTAAACCAATAAATCCAGATGAAAAAGTTAGTCCAGAAAAAAAATCACAACAAGATAAAAAAATAAAAGAAATAGAAGATTTTTTTAATCATCCAAATGAAAATAGAGAATCATTTCGTATTTTATTAGAAAAAATGATGTGGGATCTTCTAGTATTTGATGCTGGTGTCATAGAAAAAGTTAGAAATGTTGGCGGAGATAAATTAAAAGAAATTTATGCGATACCTGGAGATACAATAAGAATTAAAGTAGATGAACATGGTAAAATATTAGGGTATTGGCAAGTATTAGATGGTACAAAACGACCACCTAAGTTTTTTAAATCAGATAATATTATATATATCGTAATGAATCCGCGTTCTCATACACCTTATGGATTTTCTCCATTACATACATTGGAGAATATGGTAACAGCTTTCTTATATTCAGAACATTACAATGTTAAATATTTTGAAAATAATGCTACACCAAGGGGAATATTAGAACTTGGAGCTATTAATGAAGGTCAATTAGATAGATTTAGAGAATATTGGAGGCAAGAAAATCTTCAGCAACCACATCGTGTAATGGTTGTTTCCAATCCGCATGCACACGAAGGCAAAGGCGGAATCAAATGGATTCCTTTAGCGTTAAATGCTAAAGATATGGAGCTAATGCAATATTTAAATTGGTTAATGAAAATGATTCTTATGGTCTTTGGCGTTACGCCATCCGAGGTCGGCTTTGCGGACGAACTTAGAGGTGCACCTGCTCTTGGCCAAGTCCTCCAATCTCAAGCTTTTAAAAATAAAGCAATCTTTCCTATGATGGATAGAATTGCAAGATATTTTACTGAAGAAATTATTGTTTCTGAATTTGGGGCTAAAGATTTAATATTTGATTTTATTGAAGAACAATCAATTCAAGAACAATTACAAAAAGCCCAATTAGATTCATTGTTAATTCAATCTCAAATAATGACTGTTGAAGAAGTTAGAAAAGACCGTGGATTAGAAATTAAAAAAGGAAGAGGAGTTCCTGGTCTTGAGGGCATTCTCGCTGGATTGCAAGGTAAACCTGCGCCTGGTGAAGAAGCAGTAATGGGAATTGAAAACGAACCAACAATTGTAGACACCGCATTTAAGCAGTTAAAAGAAGCAGTATATAATCATTTAGGTCTTGATGAAAGTGTCGAGTCGAAGCCTGGCGTGCCTGAGACATTGGATGGCGCGTACAATGAGCTAAAAGATTCGATTGAAGCAT